CAGCGCACCATCGCTGACTCGGTGCACCGGCTGCTGACCGACCAGATCGCTGCACTTGGTCTGCAGGACTTCTACACGGCGCAGGAAACGTCCATCGTGGGGCGCAATGGCTGCGAGTTCCTATTCGCTGGCCTGCGCGCCATCGACGCCGCGAAGATCAAGTCTTACGAAGGCGTGGACATAGCCTGGGTCGAAGAGGCGCAGACGCTGAGCAAGAAGTCGCGCGAGATTCTGGCGCCGACGATACGGGCCGAGCAGTCCGAAATCTGGATGACGTTCAATCCGGAGCTCGACACCGACGACGTGTATCAATACTTCGTCGCGCATACGCCGCCCGATGCGTGGGTGCAGAAGGTGACCTGGCGCGACAACCCGTGGTTCCCCGAGGTGCTGAAGAAGGAGCGCGAGCACCTACTCAAGACCGACCCGGAAGCCCATGAGCACGTCTGGGAAGGCAAACCCCGGACGGTAGTCGAGGGCGCCATCTACGCCAAGGAAGTGATGGCGATGATGGAAGAGAAGCGCATCTGCCGCGTGCCCTACGACCCGTCACTGCCGGTTCACACGATCTGGGACCTGGGCTGGAACGACGCCATGACCATCATCCTGGCGCAGCGGAGGCGCTCGGAGGTAGACATCATCGGCTACATCGAGGACAACCAGCGCACGCTGGCCGAGTACGTCGCCGACCTCAACAAGAAGCGCTACGTGTGGGGCACCGACTGGCTCCCGCATGACGGCGCGAACAAGGACCACAAGACCGGCAAGTCCACCCAGGAGCTGATGAAGAAGCTCGGGCGGACGGTCAAGATTATCCCGAAGCTCAGCGTCGAAGAGGGCATTCGAGCGGCTCGCATGATGTTCCCGAGGGTCTACGCCGACGAGGCGAACACCGAGCGGCTCATCACCTGTCTCAAGCGCTATCGGCGAGCTCTGCCTGAATCAACCGGCGAGCCTGGCCATCCAGTTCACGACGAATACAGCCACGGGGCAGACGCCTACCGTGGCCTTGCGGTCATCGTTGACCAGATTCGAAACGAAAAAGAACGCCCGACCCATGCACCGGTTGCGGCACACACGCCGCTCGACACCGGCATAGGCATGTAACCGATTTATTAGGAGAAATATATGGCAACAGCTGCACCTGTAATGAATGAAATCGCCGGAGACGGCTCGGTTATCCGGGCAGTCTGGACACTCGGATCTGGCGCCAACAACAACGTCGGCGCCGCAATCCCTTTCACCCAATGGGCTGACCGTTCCGTGCAGATGAACGGCACCTTCAACGTGGCGACTGTCGTGTGGCAGGGCTCGAACGACGACGGCGTCACCTGGACGACTCTCACCAATCCGCTCGGCCAGGCTATCTCGCACAACGCGGCTGCCATTGATGCCGTGGTGGAGGTTTGCCAGCTCGCGCGCCCGAGCTCCAGCGGCGGTGGTGTCGCGCAGAGCGTGACCATCGCTGCAGTGCTGCGGCGTGCCAACCCGATGAGGAAATAACCATGAGCAACCCATTCATTGAAGCCGCGGACCAGATCCGCCGTCTCGCCCGTCAGTACGAATCCATGCAGACGGCAGCGAACCTGCTTGACCAGCTGGGCTCGCTCGAGCAGGCGAAAACCGAGGCGCAAGCCGCGGTGGATAAGCTCGGCGCCGAACGCGGCGAGGCCGAAGCCGCGCTGAAGGCCGTGAAAGACGCCTGCCGGGAGCAGGAGACGGTCAACGCCAATGCCGTCCAGGCCGCGCATGACCAGGCTGCCAAGGCCGTGGCGCTCGCCGACGACTATGCCGAGCACCGCAGAAAAGAAGCCGATAGCAATGCGGCAGACGTAGCGGCTGCAGCCAAGGCGAACGCCGAGGCCATCGTGTCCGGCGCCATGAAGCAGAAGTCGGACATCGACACCCTGGCGAGCCAGCGGGAAGCGCAATCGAAGGCGGCGCAGGACCAGCTCGCAACGGCACAGGCCGAGCTTGCCGTGGTCGAGGACAAACTCAAGGCCGCACGCGCTGCGGTTCAAGCAGCGCTGGCATGAGCTTCTGGAGACGGCGGAGAGACCATCCGTGGGGAGGAGCCGCAACCCCCCCTAGTCCGCCTCCCGGCGACTGCCGATTGATGAAGGAAGATGGCGTGTCGTTCCTCCTGCTCGAGGACGGCTCCAACATCCTCGGGGAAAACTGTTTCACCCCGCCCAATAGACCCAATCTCCTGCTGGAGTCTGGTTCCAACATGCTTTTGGAAACCGGTGGATTACTTCTGATTTCGTAACATGGCCGACTCAACAATCAGCGCATTGGCAGATGGCGCTCCAGCGGACGCTACCGATGAAGTAGCAGTCGCGCGAGGAGGAGACAACTTCAAACTGTCTCTGTCGTCGGTCATTGCATTGGCAATCCAATCGGCGTGGCCGGTCGGATCGGTATTCTCGTCAATCGTTTCTACTGACCCGGCAACGCTAATGGGATTCGGCACCTGGAATGCCATTGGCACCGGCCGCGTCTTGGTTGGCGTCGATGCTGGCGATCCAGACTTCAACACTGTCGAAAAGACAGGCGGTGCCAAGACTTCGGTTTCAACCGGGAACGTGGCTGCCCCGACCTTTACGGGTTCGGCCGCCGCGACTACGGCGGTGAGCGCAGGAACTCCAGCAGGAACTGTGAGTACGCCAACGCTCACCATGAATGCTTACACGCCTTCCGGGACGATGAACAACGGAATCTTCACCGGAACAGCGGTGGCGAGCGCCAATGCGAACGCGCTGACGCCGGCAGGAACGATCAACGCCCCGGCTTTCACTGGGGATGCACTATCTCCGCATAACCATTCGGTAACGGCTACCGGAACCTGCAGTATTCCGGTGTTTACCGGTAGCGCGTTGACGGCTCACGCACATGAACTTCCGATTCAGATAGCAAGCACGACGCTGTTTCGGCAAATCGCTGCTGCCACCTTCGGGACCGGAACATCGCGTGCGGCGACTTCAACAGTAACTCATACCGCGAACACGACCAACGCTGCCGTCGCGCTCAGTCAGAACGTAAGTGCGGGAACACCGGCAGGCACGATTAACGCGGCAGCCTTCACCGGTAGCGCGGTGGCGTCTGCCAACGCCAACGCGATCACGCCGACCGGAAACTGCAGCATTCCAGTTTTCACGGGAAGCGCTCTCACGCCGCACAACCACGCAGTGACGGCGGCCGGAACGATAACGAACGCGGTCTTTACCGGCACGGCGAACACGCTGACCGGCGCCGTGAGTCAACCAACATTTAACGGCAACGCGCTCAGCACACACAACCACGCCGTCACGGCGACGGGAAGCATCAGTGCGCCGGCCTATACCGGCGACGCACAGAGCATCGTGCAGCCCTACCTAACTTGCTACTTCTGGAAAAGGACCGCCTGAGCATGGCGCAGAACAATCAACTGCCGGACGTTTCTCCGCCACAGGAGGAATCCGCATCCGACGAGGGCAAGCAACTCAGCCCAGAGGATGAACGCGCGCGACGGCTAGACGCCATGGGCGTGGCGCTGTCCCAGAAGCGCGCCGACGCCATCCAGGCGCGCGAGGCATCCGGCATCGAGTCGCAGTGGCTCGAGGACGAGGAGTTCTACCAGGGCATCGACGACGCCAACCGGAATGAGCATTCGAGCGCCTGGCGCACGAAGCCGCCAGGTCAGATAGCGCCGCAGGCACCGAACACCACGCGCAGCACCGTATTCCCGAACATCACGCGGCCCTATTGCGACGCCGCTGCCGCGCGCATCGCCGACATGCTGCTGCCGACCGACGACCGGTCCTGGTCGCTGCAGCCGACGCCGATACCCGAGCTCATCGCAATCAGCGAAGGCGACGTCCCTGCCGACATCCAGCAGCAGATGGCTGCGGTTCCCGGCATCGACCAGGCGAAGATCGACGAGATGACTGCGGCTGTCGTAGCGCAGGCGCAGAAGCTGGTTGACGACGCGAAAGAGAAGGCCGACAAGGCCGAGAAGCGCATCGAGGACTGGAACGTCGAAGGCCAGTGGCACGCCGAGATACGCAAGGTCATCGAGGATGCCTCGCGCTGCGGCTCTGGCGTTCTGAAGGGTCCGTTCCGATCCGCCGCAAGGTAGTGGCGCTGATGGATTCTCCCGAGGGTCCGCAGCAGAAGCCCAACATATTCAAGCGCATCGTGGACAGCATCAAGTCGGTGTTCAATTCCACGATGGCCGTGGCCAAGGCGCTGGTCATCAAGGAGGAAATCAAGCCCACCTCCAAGCGCATCGACTTCTGGAACCTCTATCCGGACGGCTCGTGCGGCGAGAACATTCACAACGGCTCCTATGTGTGGGAGCGCGACGATCTGACCAATCGCCAGCTGCTCGACCTCAAGGGCACGCCTGGCTACATCGACTCGCAGATTGACGAGTGCATCAAAGAAGGACCGCTGCGCGCGATTGCGCCGTCCAAGCAGGAACCCGACAAGCGCCTCGAGGGGCGTGAGGGCGACAAGCGCTTCGAGATTTGGTATTACCACGGCCCGCTGGAGAAGGCCGAGCTCGAAGCCGCTGGCTGCCAGTGTGAGGACGACGACCAGCGCCCGAACATCCCGGCCCAGGTGACCATGGTGAACGGCCGCGTTATCCGCGCCGCTCTGAACCCGCTGGACTCCGGCGACTTCCCCTACGACGTGATGCCGTGGCAACGCAAGTCCGGCCTGCCGTGGGGCAACGGTGTCGCGCGCCAGGGTCGCACGCCGCAGCGCATTACCACGGCTGCTGTGCGCAACCTGATGGACAACGGCGGCATATCCGCTGGTCCGCAGATCGTCATCAAGCAGGGAATGATCACGCCGGCTGACGGCCAGATGGTGCTGACGCCACGCAAGATATGGTGGGTTGGCGAAGATGCCGACATCGACGACGTTAGCAAGGCGATGCACTTCTTCGACATTCCTTCCCGGCAGAAAGAGCTGATGGAGATTATCCAGTTCGGCTTGAAGCTGATGGAGGACGCCACCGGCCTGCCGATGCTGCTGCAGGGTCAACAGGGCAAGGCGCCTGACACCGTGGGCGGCATGACGCTGTTGAGCAACAACGCATCCGCAGTGCTGCGCCGGCTGGCGCGCACGTTCGACGACTACATCACGGAACCGCATATCCGCCGCTACTACACCTGGCTGCTGCAATACGGTGACGACGACGAGAAGGGCGACTTCGTAATCGACGCGCGCGGATCGTCCGCGCTGGTCGAGCGCGACCTCCAGGCGCAACAAATACCCGAGTTGCTGAAGGCGTCGCTTAACCCTGTGTTCGGCCTCGACCCTAAGAAGGCGATGGAAGAGCACCTGAAGTCGCTCAAGTTCGACCCGAAGAACTTCAAGTTCGACGACAAGGAATGGGAAAAAGTCGTCAAGGGCATGAGCGAGAAGCCGCAAGACCCGCGCGTCATGGTGACCCAGCTGCGCGGCGAGATCGAAGGCAAGCTGCAAGTCGCCGAGCAGGCATTCGAGGCCTCCGAGAATGCCAAGGACCGCCAGATCAAGATCGCCGTCGAGATGATTGACGAGCGCCTCTCGACTGCCGAGCTGTCGTCCCTCGAGCGCCAGACGCTGGAGACGCTCAAGACCAGCCTCGCCGAGACCTCGATGAAGCTTGCCGTAACCAAGGAGCTGGCCGCGGTTGACCACGCCGTGGATATCCACAAGCACCACGCGCCGCCGCCCGCGAGCCCCGCGGTCGAGCCGCCTGGTAAGGCGAAACCCGGGAAG